GAAAACTTTTTTCTCGTCTGTTTCATTTTCTTCAATTACGTGACAACTTGGACATAATAATCGGATGTTGTTTGGATCAAGCTTGAGCATGTCGTTCTTCTTGATCGGCACCACGTGGTGTCGATGTGCTTGCCTTCCGAATACAAAGCGACCACACCTTTGACAACAACCACCTTCTCTTTCATAAACAAAATCAGAAACATCACGCCATCCTTGTGTCCGATAGAATGATTTGTTCTCATGGTGGTATGCACTCTTCTTGGCTTTGGTCTTTCGCCTCGGCGCATGTTCCTTACAATAGGTGCCACGTTCTATCTTGACCTGGCATCCGTCAAATCCACAGTACTTCATTTCTCTGCTTCTTCAATCGTACGTAAGATATCACCTTTAGATCGGATAGCAGCAGGAATTGTAATACCGTTCTTTTTCGCATATGCACGTAATTCCTTGGCAGTCTTGCTATCCAATTCAGATGGTTCTTCATCTTCTGGATTTGTAACAGGTTCACCAGCAAGATCATCTTTTGTGCTGCCATCAGAATCTAGTACTTCTTGTTTGATTTCCCCTGTGTGGATATGATCCGCAGCATTGTTGATTTCTGGATTGTCACCCGGTTTCACTTCGGCACCTTTGATAAATAGTTTAGCTGCTTTGCCAAGCACTTCTGTATCCCCTTCAGGTGTGATCATCGACTTAGGATTTTCAGTCACTTCAAAATCTGGTTCACTCCCTTTAGGTACAAACAATGATTGTTTCTTTTCTGTATCCCAATACTCTGTTCCAGCAATTGTTTTTCTGATAGGTACTATCATTTGTGATTCCTCCTAAATTTTATTTGGGTACTATTCTAGTATCCCAATATCCTTCCCCAATGATCCTGTGACTGTTTCATAATGTCATCAATTGATTTATCAATTGGCTCGCACTTTGTAATCTTTCTAGTTTGAATATGATAGTCTTTACTGTCGACTTCTTCAGGATAAACCAACTCGATAGCAATTCGCCTAGAGCCATCTGGACGCTTAGTCACATCTACATTCACCGATTCTAATTTATTTGCGTCTGCATGTTTGAGAATCCCCATACCCATATTAAGTAACTCTTCATTCTCTTTGCTCACATTCCATACCTCCTTAACCATTAAGTTGTATCATTTGATCGGATGAATTCCATAGCTATCAAGAACGATCATACTGCCGTCTGTATACTCGAAGAACATTTTGTCCCTTTCATGGAAAACTTTACAGATGAATTTCTTATTGCGTTTAGGGTCTAAATATCTCGGTCTATATACCATGTCATCACTCCTAATATTTTTTTAAGCACAAAAAGACAGCACTAGCGAATTTCGAAATGAGATAATCCACCTCTTTCAAAAAATTGTGCTGTCTTTATATGCTTTTCGACAATATAAGAATATCACGTATAAATCAATATGTCGGTCCTATCTTGGTAACTTACGTAAGGTACATTTAACGAACTTCAACATCCGGTATCAACGCACTAGGTTTCAACGTAATTTTGAACCTATACTGATTGGCTTCTGTCCACTCTTGCTGTTCTACAATGTAGACAGTAGTTGGAGACAACCCAAGAAAATGCTTTTGGAACTCATCTTTACCAGTCTTAGCTGTGATTTCCAATTGATTGTCATCTGTGTCTGCAGTGATTGAAAAGTTACCTTCAACTGTGTAAAGTACCTCGTCAGTGACAGTATTTATAAAAGTTACCTTGCGTAAGATTTTGAAATTATCAGCATCTTGGCTAAGATTATTTGAAGCGACATCCGCATCGTTACATCCAGCTAATAAAAACAAACCGAACGATGTCAAAATAATTAATAATAGTTTTTTCATTTATTTCCCCTCTTTATCATCTAATTTTTTACCGATGATCACCGAAATGACCATAACCGCAACAAATACTGAAAATCCTAATACTGCGTAAGCCATGGTCATCCCGCACTTTCTATAGCTTTACGAACAATCGGATCTTGATATAGCATCTTATATTTAAGTTTTTCATGATGGAGTTGTTCTTCAAGTTGATTGATTTGTTTTGATTGAGACAAAATCACATATGCAGTAAACCATGATGATAATGCTATCATTCCTAATAATGCACAGACCAAAAACTTATTTTTCATAAAAATATCCTTTCTTTTATTCCATGGGATTACTGACTCTCAACCTTTTCAAAAAGTATCGAATAATCATCGATCTTTAAAGATTTAGCGATCTCTGCAATTGTCCGCAATTGAATACCTGCTCTTTTCTTTCTTGCATTTTCATGAGTCTCTCTTAAAGATAAGTTTTTAGTTTTCAAGTGCCAATCAACGTTTTTCCAAAATACTTCGAGAATGTCCATTTTCCCACTCCTTCGTTTTGTCATCACTGAACCACAGAAATCTTACTAATTTTAAACACTCCCTGAGCGACCATGGCTTGTTCTTCCACATCTTTCTCATTGTAGCCATGCAAATACATTGTTAAGGTTCGACCTTTCCAATCAATATAAATAACTTTGTACATGTTGAGGTCCATCACTACACCTACTTTTTATTAAACTTAATGATTCGCATCAATTCGGCATGTTTATTTTTTATATATTGATAGTTGTAACCAGTTTCTATAGATATAGCCTCTAGTGTCATCCCATCCACATACTTCATTTTTAAAATCCGATGGTTTAACCCGGTGAATTTATCAATCAATTGAACGATTTCTTCACGATTTTTTTCTAATTCTTCAATACGACGATTCAATTCACTAATCACTTCCTTTAGTTGTCCTTGTTTTCGCAAAGCAGTCAAAAATTTCTGATGTTTTGCAAGGTCGCCATCATCACCATCTAAATAATTTTTCCATCGACCTAATTCATTTTTATTGAGCTTCAAAGATATTTTCAAATCAATTAAATCTTGATCGATGTCAATTATTGTTTTGACCCAGTCGTAAATGATGAATCACCTTCTTTGCCTTTATTTTTATATAAAAAGTGTGGACGTCCATACTTTGTCCATACTTTAAAAACTAAAGTGTGGACAGCTCTATCCTTACTGCCACAGCAGTTACACCGATTTGTCCACACTGTCCACACTTTTTCAGCCCCTATACTATATATATATTATTATTAATATATTCTTTCTTTTTTTTTATAAGTAAAAGAAAAAAGTATAGACAGTATGGACAACATGCTTTCATCCCTTTTGTATCAAGGGATTTACCCGTCCATACTTTCGTAAAAAAAGTGTGGACAAAGTGTGGACGCTTGACTAAAGTGTGGACGCTTCATTTGTTACATATTTATAGAAGAAATGCTTTCTTCCCATCATTCTTCTTTCTTTTTTTTCATATCCTAGTGACTTCATCCGCTGCGTAAATTTGGTTTGTGAGTAAGGTTTTGCTCCTGATTCTTCGCAAAAACGTAGATATTCTTCGTAAACGGCTTTTGTAGTCATGTTCTCATCGATTGATCCTTGATTGATAAATCCTAAGATCGTATCACTTTCCACAAAATACTCTTCTGTCACCTTCGCGACGGTTTCGGAGGAGGAAAGCTGGCCACCATTATTATTGATGCGTTCCATTGCATTGAGTGCAATATTTAATAGATAGGACTTTGCTTGATCCGAAGATAGTTTTTCATCGATTTTAGGATCTGCTTTTGTTACTTTGTTTTCACAAGGAATCACTACTACCCGACGAGCGATCCCACCAGACTTATCTTTGAACGTCGGCATTTCATTTGCTGTAAAAATGAGCGTTGCTTTATTTTTTAATTTGTAGGGCTTCGAATAGATGGGTCGGACCATGATTGTGTTCCCAGAAGCCAATGTTTTGAAGTTCATGGATTTTTCCATGTAACCAGCATCGATATCGTCCCCAACATTCACCAATTTCCCTTCCAATTCCATCACGGATGTTTGATCGTTAAATTGTTCTAATGCCAGGTTAAGACCTAGATCACCGATGAATGAATTTAACATTTCAAGAAACGTTGACTTTCCATTCGCTCCAGAAGAACCAACCAAGAAGAAAACTTTGTGGGGAAAGCCAACCGTCATTAGAATATGGCCAAGCATTTCTTCGATGACGTTTCGTAAGTCTTTTTTATTTGAAGATAAAAAATCTAAGAAGTCATCGACTGTTTTGTCATAAGCATCCGGATCATATTCCACATCTAAGAAATAAGGTGTGAACTCTTTTGTTGCCATAGGAATGATATCCGCACCATCGAGCATAAAATTGTTTCTAAACTGAATGGGAAAATCATGTGTTTCAATGAGTTCGCCCTTCACTTTGAATAAATCCAACAGCTGCTTCCAGTTGTTTGGCTTTAATTTGATTCGCTGATCAATCTGTCTAAGCAATTTATTTTGATCATTTATCCAACAGTTATTTTCTTTATGGAAAGTCGATCCGTTAAAAAATTTGATACCCAGATCATCTGCAAGTGCTTCGCTCGTCGCAATCATGTCTTTGGGATCCAAATACAGTTGCTCTCGAATTTCTTTTTCACTGACTGAGTTCACTAATCCTGAAATATCCGTATCAGGAAGCGGATCGGCATACACTTCTTCATTGATGAAATGAGCAATCTTTGTCAAGGTGTCATAATCAATTTCATACATTTCACGCACGGTTAAAAGATGTGCGTATAACGAACTGTTTCGTGAGCCTTCTTTCATATCGGTCAAAACATTTTTCAATCGACTAGGCAATAATTCTAACGGTAAAGTTGGTAGATCATCGAACATGTCCAAGTTGCCATGCATTTTTCTTAACTTTCCGTTTTGTTTGATCGTACCAGTGGTATTATTTCCTGTTTTATAATCCACGAGTGCGCCAGAAACAGTTAGTTTCTTAGTCCAATTTCGCAAAAGAACTTTCTTACCATTAATCTGAATCGGTCTTTTATAGTAAAGATGCAATCCACGCTTTGTTTCAAAAGCTAACGTTGGATATTTTTCTAATAAGTTAAAACCAATCTCTGGATACTCATCAAAATCAACAACGACTGTTTCTGGATTCAACAAGATTGCAGCATCATTCAATTTAGAAAGATCTGTGTAGAAGTCTTCTAGGCTTTTTTGATCAGGCTTCTTTTGACCTGGTTCAAGTTTTATATATTTAAGCACACTGTTTTCCCACCGCCTTTTCTACTTTCTAAAATGAGTTTTTTTCAATTTGTTCAATGTACCATGCTGCATCCAAGTCTTTTTTTGTCGCTTTTTCATAACTTAGAAATTTTGGTGGTGATCCCGGCAGCTTGGAATGAAGATCATCCTTCACTTGAAATACGCCGCCATATTTCTCGTTTGTTGTGGCAATGCCACAAATGGTTTGATTCACCGGCACATATTTTCCGGAAACCTGTTGTTCGAGACCTTTAAATTCTTTTTGTAATTTACCAATGAAATAAAATCCTGAAATATCAAGGTTTTTAAATGCTTGTATGACAAATTCTTGTGGCTTTACTCTATTTACCACCGATTCAAAGATGCCTCGAGTGATCACCGGTATCTGAGAGGAATCATACGTCGGTTCAGAAAAAATGCCTCGTTTTACCATCGATCCATCTTTTTTTATAAAGACATAATTGTTCACATCTTTTTGAAATACTTTATGAAAGGAATGGACTGAAACAGTTAAATGCAATTGCTGGCACCACAGATCAAGTAATTCCCGGATGATTGGTTCCATGATTGGATTAATTTTGATCAGAATACCATCGGTGTTGGTTTGTATGAGTTCCTCATAAAAATTTTCAAGTACAAGTATTAGATGGGTAATAATCAATTGACCACTAATCGTTACTGAAAAGTATTTCTGAGGATCAAACATAGCTGAAAACGGATTGTTCATTGAGCCGTTAACGGCATTGATCAATGTTTTATAAGTGAGATTTTCCGTTTCAACCTTCTTTTGATACAAATGATCAAAAGCTTTTGGATTCTTGATGGCCACACTCAAAAAATTATTGTTCCTTATAATTGATGGAAAGAATTGCTTCACATCAATCAGTAAAAAGGTTCCTTCCCCTCTGTATTTCTCTTTTGCCGCATGAAGTCCACCGAATCCATAGACGTGGGTTAAGTTGGCTAACGTCATCTTGAACTTTTCTTTTTTGAGTTTTTCTTCCATTGTATTTTGATAAGTGGTACGGATTTTGTCATAGAAAGAAAGTAATCGCTCAGGAAGTTCAAACTTTGGTACATAGCGATCATAGCTATACATCAGCACATTCGGTCGCTTGGGTGTCTTTTTCGCCTTTAATATTTCTGCAGCAAGATTGGCTCTCGTTTTCATTACAGAACGAGCTGGCAAATTAAATTCTTTGACAATCTCAAACTTGGTTTCTAGATATTCTTCTCTAAAATCAAAAACTCGTTCTAAAACTGCAATTCGCTTTTGGCAAAATTCTTCCTTATTCTTAGCAGATATATCCATGTTCAAATTAAAAGCAATTTCTTCAATCGTACAATTTCTGGCTTCCTGCATTAAATCAATTGAAAGATACTCTTGAAGGTACGTGCTTTTTCCGTCGGTCAGTACCTTGGCTAAAAATTTATCGCTCTCTTGATAATTGCCATAGCCCACCAGATATCGAACAGCTGAGAGAGCTTTTTTAAGGCTCTCTCGATTGTTTGCTGATTCAATTTTTTTATCCGTTTTAAACACTGCTAGCCAATTATCGCTATTCTTATTCCTATACAGCCAGTAAAAGGTAAACATTGGCATAGCTCCTTAAAATTTAGAATGGAAGGTCTTCATCTGAGATGTCAATCGATCCTGAACGATCAATTGGTTGGTCAGCTGGATCATCATACGCAATAAAATCGTAATTTTTATATGGTCGGGATGGGTCCTTTTTATTTTGTGTAGACTTCACTTCTAAAATAAATTGACTACCAATGCCATCTTTAAATGCAGCAGCCATAGTTGTTTCATCTTCCCAGTCATCATCGGTCAGTTGCAGTCCAATTACAGAAGCCAGTTTGGCCACGATCTTAATATTTTTTTGGAGCACGAACTCTGGAACTTTTGCCGTGTCAAATCCTAAGTTGATAAATTCTTTTTGCCCAGCTGCTTCCCCCACAGTTACTTCATTTTCAAAAGACAATGCTTCCCAACCGCTTTGAAAAACTTTGTGTTCGACATTGGCCAGTGTTACATCGTATTCACCATCAGCAAGACCTTGGTTGCCGCCTGCGTTTGGATCGTCTGTTTTTGGATCGAATCCTGCTAAAATTTCATTTGCTAAATCTTTTAATCCCATGTTAATTTCCTCTTTTCGTTTTTGTTTTAGATTTGTGGTTTGATTCTACGTTGTGATGGAGCGTCAGCTGCTGGTTTAACTGCAGATGTCGCTTTATTAACCGGAGCTGATGCTTTTGGTTTTCGCTCAACTTTTTTTGGTTCTGCAGTTTTTCCAGTTGTTTCATCACTGGGCGTATCATCCGGAACTTTCAAAACATCTTCTTGTTCTTCAATTTTCTTTACAATTTCATCCTGAACCTTTTTTGACGTTTTAGGCGATCGCCCAAATACTCCGGTAATGGAATCTAATAAAGCTAGAATTTTTTTATCATCTACTTGATCTCGCATGTAATCTTTCCGGCGTGCTTTAGCAACTCGAATATAATTCTTACCAACTTTCTTGCACTGAATCGATAGATCACAGTTACCATTTACAATATTTTGATGTTTTTCTTTTAATGATGGAATATCAATTTCTGTTTGACCTTCCATTTTTGTTGCATTTCTAGAAATGTAGATCACGTTCATTGGCAAAGACTTCAATTCAATAATTAGTGATTGAAAGATATTGGTGAAAGCAGCATATCCTTTTCCGTAAGGGATATCCCCCAAAGTTTCTACATCCTCTTTATCACAAATGTATTGTTCAATCATGACCACAATGTCATCGATGACATCCAGAACTACCGTTTCATAGGTGTGTTTTTCGGTTTGTAAAGCGGTGATCAGCTTGTCCAATTGATCGATTACTGACCGTTTAATCTTACCGTTGGTATCTTTGATGTTTCTCAATTGAACAGAAGGGACAGTGTTTGCTTCTGCATTACCATCGGTGTTAAAGATTACTGGATTTGGGAATTGTGATGCCAGAAACGATTTGCCGCCCATGGTCGGTCCCCAGATAAAATAGTTGCGCGGTGTATCTTTAGGTACTTGTGGTTTGTTTGGTGGTAAAATACTCATGCTAGAAATCCTCCTTCAACTATTTCTTTGCTTCGAGCAAACTCTTCAGTGACCTGGGCTTCATAATAGTCACCAAAATCTTTATGGTTTTTTGAAACGATATTCTGCTTGATCACTGATCCTTTTGATTTTTCAATCATTGTAGAAATTTCTTTCTCGGCTTCTTCCCTGCTAGTTGCATAAAATTTTGTTGTTTTTTGTAATGGTCTGATCATTTTGCCACTTCCTTTTCTGTTTTTTTAGAAATAAATACTGCTTGTGACCAGAAACCTTTCTGGTCCTTATTCTTTAAATATTGACGTTTCATTTGTTCCCTATATAATGCAGAACCGCCATATTGAATAATTCTTTTTTCACGATGTTCCAAAATATGCATAATCAATTTATCAAGTTCAGATTGCTTAGCTGAATATCGGTATTGTGTAAAATTTCGCTTCATTTTATTTACGCCGCCACCATAATTCACATCAACTAAAAACATATAATTGAGATTTTTCTTCCCCTTGTGATCTCCAAACCTTATAGAGTTTGACAATCCACAATCAAACTTAAAATAAATTGAATTTGTTGAGTAGGCTTCATAGCGCTGAATTACAACACCTTTTTCAACTAACTTAGCCATTACATAATCAGCAGCTTTTTTTATCGAAACGCTACGCATCAGTATTACTCTCTTTAATTCTGATAGAGCCTTTTACGTTTGCTTTTTTCAGATATTGATCATAGATATCTGGCTTTTCCTTTTTCAATCTGGTGCTATCAACAGATAATCGAGTAGTAGGAAGAACTCTGGTGATGACAATATCGCCTGTGTCGATTTTTTTAATGTCATTTTCTTCCATCTTCTGATACAACAGCTCGCGATATTCTTTTTGTTGTTCTTTTAGAACTTTCGTTTTCTTTTCGAACTCGAGCATCTCAAGTTCAAATCGTTCGACACGAGCAACCAGTTTATCGACATCATTTCCAATTGAGTAATATTCAGATTCAGTCATATCTGGCTTTTCTTTCAGATATTCAACACGGATCCAAAAAGTTTCAATGGCATCGAGTATTTTTTCAATATAGCCAGTATCACGTTCAATTTCTTTGATCACCAAATTTTCTCTATCAAATTCAAGATCAAAATCTGAAGGACGATGATACATAGCCAACCATCCGTATGAACAACCTGTTTGATGAAAATAAAGTTGCATTTGCGCTTCATATACCTTTTCTGTTGGATTTGCCCCATGAGTTTTGATTTCCAATAAAATTTGGTTTTCAAGATCAATACCATCGACGTTTGACCGGATCATATTTTCCTTGTCAACAAATGTTTCGGTGATAAAGTTCAAGCTGTTCACAGTGTTGATATACTCTCTGATAAATGGTTCCATCTTATTACCAAATTGAATGTACGGATTTGAGATGAATTCAGGCTGAACAATGCCTGCTTTTTCTCGTGCCAACTCATATTGAGTTTTGTATTTGGATAATCCCAGTATTGCTGGGACATCTGATCCACCAACGTACTGAGTTCTTTTTTCAGTTACATTAGGATCATTTTTTTGTAGTCCAAACATAATTTCCCTCCTGTTTTGCTGTGATATACTCTTATGTGAAAGAGGTGAATACTATGAGCTTTAAAAAATGGTTGAAGCAATTTGAAAATGTAGATCATGCGATTGGTGATCTAGCCAAAGATGTATCTACAAACAAAGCATTTCCTACCAATGTAAACTCTATGGATAGCTTGACTAATTATCTTTATTCAAATAATGCTTCAGAAGCAGCTATAACAATTGCCAAAAATGCCTTTATCTTCTATGCATTAGATGAAGGATTAGCCCACTTAGAAAACGGCGATTTAGTTTGGCAATGAAATAATTAACACTTGGCCATGTTCAGGAAGTTCAATTTTTTCTCGTTTTCCATTGAATTTAGATTCGATAGAAACTTGATGGTTTTGATATTGACCAATGCCATAGGTTTGAACTTCCTCTCTTTTGGCCAATTCTTGTAGAATCACTTGTGTTTCAACTGTTGAAAGATCCATGTCTTACTCACTCCCCATTCTTGTATTCATATACAACTCTTCTGAAAAGTCTTGTTTATTTTCCAAAGCCTGATAAACGGCTTGTTCAATCGTTTGCTGTGTGATGAAACGATAAACAGTTACTTTCTTTTCTTGGCCATTACGATAGGCACGCCCTAAAGCTTGAGAATAATCTTGATAGGAATAGGTCGGCGTATAGAAAATGACTGTATTTGCATACTGCAGCTCAATTCCGGCACTTCCTGCCATGTATTGAACAAACGTCACACTATTCTTCAATTCTTTCCAAGTCTCTTTAGAAGGCAAATGAGACGCCTTTCCGCTAACTTCGAAAAACTGTTTGTTTTTGATTTTTTCTTTCAGCGCATCAACTTCTTTTTGGTAGTAGTAAAAAATGATGATGTTGTTCTCGGTACCTTCACAAAGCATCTGAGCGTACTCAAGCTTGTCTTTCTTATTAGCATGGTATCGAAGACCATGAGCCAACTTCGATGGTGTATCAAAGTCTTCTCCATCAAGCACACGCTCTTTAGAAACTTTTTGATAATCTTGACTACGTATAAAATGCACATCTTCAAAAATTAATGGTGGTAGATCCAACGCCTCATCCTTGGAAATAGATATTGTGAAGCTATTGTATTTATCGTGAAGCTGATCTTCATTCACCCAACCTTCGATTTTTGGGATTCTACGATTGCCCAGGAACATGGTCCCCCATTTGGCATATCGATCATTCATTTCTTTTTTTGATTTGAAGTACCCAAACATAATGAAGTAATTGTACGTATCTTCCCATCCATTACTTGCAGGCGTTGCTGTCAAAAGTACAAAGTGACTTGATTGCTTGGCCAACTTAGCAGCTGCTCTACCACGTTGGCTAGTAGGATTCTTGACATAATGTGCTTCATCAAAGATGACAAACCAACCTTTATAAAGCTTGTACATCTCAGCTAATTTTCCATAACTCATTTCTGAAAACTGAATCTCAATTTTGTAGAAATTACAAACCGCCTGAATGTCTCTTTTCCAGCCGCCTTCTTTTAATTTCTGTGGTGGTGCGACGATCAATATTGGTTCTCCGTTGCTATACTTCAAATACTGATGAATAGCAGTGATTGTTTTTCCAGTCCCTGTATCCATGGCCAATAAATAATTTGGATCAATTGAATCAAGTACTTCTTTTTGAAAGTCATACAACATTTCTTTTTTTGAGCATTGTGGATACATCTTCCACGCTTCGTGCAACAATGGCCACACCTCCTGCCTTTTCAATTTTTCTTAATTTACTCTTTTGCAATTCGCTCACGACGCCCCCATCCGGCCGCTTGACTTCAATGCCGATAAACTTTCCAGCCACACAAGCCAAAATATCCGGTGTTCCAGAAGGTTGATACATAGATCCATGAACTTTGAGGTAATATGCATCAAGCGAATCCAAATACTTTTTAATTTGGTTCTCAACTTTCTTTTCAGGACCTGCCATGCTATAATCTCCTTAACTGATAATGTTACATTTGGCTTACACTAGCGGGAACTGGTGTAGGCTCTTTTTGTATTTCCGCAATTTTGGTTCCATCTGATGAAAAGTACGTATGTGTTTCTACGCCTGCAAAAGTTACAATTGTATGAATCACTCGTTCTTCTTTGGATTCAATACTGAGCGATCCAGCAGTCACATTTCTTGATTGCATGGGTTGTTCGGTTTGCATGGAGTCTTCCTCCTTCTTCGCATATTGGGCAAATCGAGCATCATTGAATTTCTGCATTGATTGCTTTGATTTAACGCTTGTTGTTCCGGGTTTTACATTAGTAGTGATTTTGCCTTCTTTTCTCAACCTATTTACCTTTTGAAGCACTTGGGAATATTGCTTTCCGGTCACTCTTGCAAGCTCTGGATAGTTTGACACATAACCATTAGCGTCAAATTCAACTTTATCTAAAATCAATGCAACTTCTTGGTCAGTCCAGTGTGCTAAACGTTTACTTTTAATTTTCCCTATTGATTGCAGCTTAGAAGCTTTCGTTGAACAAGATGCCTCAGATCTTCCCAGTGTCTCAGCAATATCTGCATAAGAACTACCTTGCTTATACATAGCAATCAATCGTTTCTCTTCCCCTGCCGTCCAAGGTCTGCCTTTACTATCAAAAGCAAGTTCTCGTTTGGTCTTAGGTAACGCACCATCACGACGCAACTCATATATTTTTTTTGAAACTGCAGCAACGGATCTTCCTAATTTTTTTGCCATATTCTCGACATTAATGACCTCATTTGTTTCAGCTAACAAAGCGTTTTTTTGAATATAAGAAACCTCTTTAGTAGTCCAATACTTCATTGTTATCACCTCCTCAATCGTCTCTTATAAGCTATCTCGTCATACTTGATCAGCCACCACATGATTGACACCGGCAATGCTAATACTGCCCAATCTGGCAATTGACGGTGGTTTCCGAACCAAACACCTAGAAAGAATATGGTGATCAAGAATGCTGATCTTCGTAAACTTTTCAAACAATTCACCTCAAATCTATTTGTCGATTCAATCGACATTGATAAAGTAACTCCTGATACCTCTTGAGATCTCTAACTAGCAAATCTCGTTGAGAATCGCTTACTAAGCTTTTACGATCGTGTAGCTGCTCATGCAGGCTGTGTACTTTCTCTTTTGCCAAGGTGTCGATCATCAGCTCTTGTTCAAGTGTGTAGGTCATGCTGTCACTCCCCTATTGTTGTTACTTCTTATAATCAATTGATAAAGCAACAAGCTCTTTTCTTGGGACAATACGACTTTTGACAAATCTTTTATCTTGTTTCCATTACTATCCAAATTAATAATTTTCATAGGAGAATCTCCCATCATTTCAAACTATCGCTAAAAGCGATACTATCGCCAAAAAAAATTCCATTAAGCGGATATTTGTAAAGATCAGCAAAAACAAACATATATTTTGCTGGCATATCTGACGAATCTTTCTCCCACCTCATGATTGTTTCTCTTGTAACCCCAATCCTTTGCGCTACCTCTGACTGCGTTAATTGCATTCTTTTACGCAACGCAGCCAATGTCATCATCTGCTCTTTCGGCATTTCAACGCCTCCTTTCTATGCCCTTATACTATATCGCTAAAAGCGATACGTCAAGCAAAAAAGTGATAAAGAACACTCTTTAAGTTAGAAAAATATCGCTTTATGCTATACAAAAATCGCTTTAAGTGATATACTCTTTTCGAGCACATATTATAGAAGGAGAAATTAATAATGACAGAAGATCTGAAGGTTGTTTTCGGGAAAAATTTGGAGAAATTTAGGCAATTAAAAAACATCAGTATGGTTGAGCTTGCGGAAAGAATTGGTGTATCTCAATCAACGGTTTCAGATTGGGAGAATGGTAAAAAAATGCCACGTTCAGGCTCTATTCAAAAGTTAGCTGACTTTTTTGGTGTCCAAAAGACTGATTTGTTAACAGAGAACGATGAATTAGCATCAAATTTGATGAGAGTCACTGAGTTTATTGATATTCCTATATTAGGAACTATTACATGTGGTGAGCCTATCCTTGCGATTGAAAACTTTGATGGTTATAGAAGAATGCCAAAAGATAATCTACCTAAAGGGGATTTATTCTTTCTAAGAACTAAAGGGGATTCGATGTCTCCAACTATTCGTGAAAATAGTTATGTGCTTATTAAGAAACAACCAGAAGTCGAAGATGGCGAGATTGCAGCAGTAATTGTTAATGGTGATGATGAAATGACTTTGAAACGTGTCAAACGTCAAAATGGTTTAATAATGCTTATGGCGGACAATCCTACTTTTGCTCCGATGATTATTACACCTGACACACCTGCTAGAATAATAGGAAAAGCAGTACAAGTAAGTTTTGATCTATAAAAAAAGCACATTCCCGGTCGCCAAACTAGAAAATGTGCTTAGAAATTTTGAAACCTAGGGTATAGGCCTCTTTCTTGTACCCTATTTTAACAAAAATATGGGGGTTTTACTATGAAATTTGCTATTTATGTTCGTGTATCTACACTTGAACAAGCTGAGGAAGGATACTCAATTGAAGAACAGATTGATAAATTAAGTAAATATTGTGAGGTAAAAAATTGGGATATTTTTAAGATTTATAAGGATGGCGGATTTAGCGGATCTACAACTGACAGACCCGGGCTATCTAGTTTGATAACAGATTCCAAAAGGAAAAAGTTTCAGGGTGTGCTTGTTTATAAACTAGATAGATTGTCCAGAAGTCAAAAAGACACGCTGTATCTAATCGAAGATGTCTTTACCGCTAATGATATTTCTTTTGTATCGTTAAATGAAAATTTTGATACAAGTTCAGCCTTCGGTAAAGCTATGATAGGTATTCTTGCTGTCTTTGCTCAACTCGAGCGAGAACAAATAAAAGAACGAATGGTTATGGGAAAAGTAGGACGTGCGAAATCTGGCAAGGCAATGAGTTGGTCAAAAGTACCGTTTGGATATATCTATGAAAATGATACATACGTTGCCCATCCTATTCAAGCACCAATTGTAAAGCAAATTTTTGACGATTACATGAGTGGAATATCCATTACAAAACTAAAAGACAAGTTAAACGACGAAGGACATATTGGGAAAGAAATAAATTGGTCATATAGAACAATCAGACAGACACTAGCAAATCCAATCTATGCTGGTATTAACCGTTACAACGGAGAATTATTTGAAGGTAACCACGAAGGTATAATCACTAAAGATTTTTTTGAAAAAGTACAAAGCGAACTGAAGGTAAGACAAGTAGCAGCTTATCAAAAAAACAATAATCCTAGACCTTTTCAATCAAAATATATGCTTTCCGGAATAATACGTTGTGGACTTTGCGATGCTTCTCTCAGTGTAGGAATGCAAGCGAAGAGAAAAGACGGTTCCAGACATCGCTATTACAGATGCTATTCTAAATCTAAGAAGAAAAATTTAACGATGGCCAAAGACCCAAACGGCTGTAGTTCACCCAATTATAGTATGGATGAATTAGAAACACACATACTTTCGCAAATAGAACAAATTAGACTAAATACAGAACTTATAAATTCTTTATCAGCAAATGATTCTGTCGTTGATTTTTCGTCCTATAACAAAAGAATAGACGAATTAGATTTATCTCTCGAAAAAATTGTTAATCTATTTATAGATGATGCTATCCCAAAAGACATATTAGAATCAAGGATGGAAAAAATAAAACAAGAAAAAGATTCACTAGAAAAGAAAATAGATTCTCTGAAAATAAAAAGACCAATTCTTGAACCTATAGATGCAAAAGATATACTCTCAAAGCTAACTGACAATATATGGAATCTTTCCTATGATGATCAAAAATCAATCGTCATGGAATTGATTAGTAAAATATTAGTTTATCCAGACAAGCTAGAGATTCACTGGAAGTTTGCAATTAATCAGTAA